CTAAAGTCTGCTTCTGGTTCAACACTTGCACCAATTAGAACCTTTAATGAAGTTGCAGGTTGTTCCAAGTTAACTCTTTCAGTAATAAAGACTGAACCGTGAGGATCATTTAATATTTGATTGGTACGTGGGTCAGTTGCATAATTATCTAATCCAATAGGATTATTAATTTTATTTCTACCAAATATGAAGGTAGCATTCTTTGTATCTAAAACAGGCGACAGATTTTCATCAGAGGTTGCCATATTTACATTCAATGCTAGTGACTTCTGTTTAGGGAAAAATGTTAATTTATCCTCATTAACAGTCGATGCAATTAATCTTGGAGTTGGGAAAAATGTAGTCTGATTTAGCGATGTTGTTTCAAATCCTTGATCGACAAATGATACCTCAGTCCCATTTGCACTTGTACCACTAATTGTTCTAACTGTAGTATTAAGTTCAGTTGTTGTTCCAGGTGTAATAAAGTTTATTTGTGGTGAGAATGTACTATATTGATGATTTTGTGATATTCTTACACTATTAGCACCAAATGCTTTTTCATCTCTAAAGCATAATAATTGATTTCCTGATCTAGTGGAGATGCCTGATACATTTACCTCAAGATAATACTTATCTAAATTTGATTCGTTAATTAAGGTAGTATTTGTGGGAATAGTAAATGTTGTATTAATTCCTATAAGTGGCATTCCTGCTGCCTCATAAGTTTGAATACTCGCACCTTCAGCGTGTGGTAGTGCGACTGTATTCAATACACCTCTTGTAAGTGTCAATTGACCAGTTCCTACAACATAAGAAACTATTTCTTCTTCAATTAGAGCTTCTCCTCTATCGACTGTAATTCCACCAAAACTTGTAAATGGTGCGGTATCAGCAATAGAAACAACTGTGCTTTCAGCAGTTAAGGCAGATGTAGAAGGAACTATTATAGTATCTGGTTTTATGTTTTCAATAACAACTTTATTTGTTTGACCGTGATGTGCGTGATTGTACTGTGTTACTTCAAATACTTTTCCAGTATTTAAATCACCATTTACAACTGAATCACCATTTACAGCAACATTACTAATAACTGCTCTCGTATCGTTACCAGCACCATACTGAACTAATGGTTGATTATTTGTAAACTTCTCACCTTGAACATCAGTTAGATATAAAGTATCAAATGTTGAATTGATTGCAGTTACAACAAACTTTAATCCAGCACCTCTAACCACACCACTGTGACTGTTATCTACCGTTAATACATCACCAACTTGATACCCAGTACCTGCAGATTGTATCGTAACAGCAGTAACTACACCAGATGATCCTGTAGCGGTGACTGTACATCCAGAACCACTTCCAGTTAAAGCAACTGTGCTAACTGTTCCATTTATATCATATCCTGAACCACCTGTTACAACTTCTTCAGTTGAAATAGGAGCACCTTGCCCTTCAATAATACCTGTTACACTTAAATCTTCTGAATCACCAGCAGCACCTGTACTTACTTTTCTGCCAATAGGTAAATTAGCATTTGTTCTTGTACCACCACCATCAATAGTTACTTTTAATTTTCGAGGTAGTGAGCGTATAGGATTATTATTTAATATTTGTGTATTGAAATTACCTGGTTCAATTGGTGTATTGTACATAGTCACTGAACCACTTTCAACAAATGATGCCTTACGAAGTTTGAATGTTAAATCTTGATTCTGGCTAGCAGTCCAAATTGTACCGTTCTGAGATTTGTATAAACTACCACCAAGATACTGTTTAGAAACAACTACGTTCTGAACATCAGGTAATTGTGTTGTTTTTATAGATTTTTCACCCATAGTTGCAACAAACATCTCATACTTATCGGACGATGGGCATAAGAATACTAATGCATACATTTCACCTGGCTCAAGATACACAGGAGATGAGAATTTAATCGTTGTTGGTATAGACGCATCATTTGAGACATTGATATCACTTGGATTCAATGTAACTGCTGAGAAATCTTGTACTAGGAAACTTGTTGGAACTCCAAGTTCAGTTGTTCTGAGTTGAACTTGTAATTTAGCAATATCATCCTTTGATCTAAAGTAAACATCGAATGATGTTAAGAATGCACCAGTACCGTCAACTGTAAATGACTGTGCCAATGGGTCATCATCTTGAACTTCAATGGTCGTTCTTATATTATTTTGAACCTCAGTTGTAATATCAACTTGATTAGGTCTTTGTGGTGGACGAGGTGGATTTCTTACAAGAACATTATTGTTTGTTTGTGTAATTATGGTACCTGTTCCTAAGTAAGTACCAGTTGCTGTACTTGTTAGTGGTGCATCACCTGTAAATGGTATAATTACATTTTCTTTTGAGGTTGTAATTCTAAATGTTAATGTACCAGATTTGAATACTACAGGTGGTTTTGGTGTAGCATTAGCATTTCGGAAGAAGAAGCATCCTACCAAATCACCCCAATTATCAGTATTTAAATCAATATTTGTTACTGTAGCAACTGCACCACTCGATACACCAGTTAATTTTGCACCCTTAACAACATATCCAAAGTATTTTTCTAAGTTTGCTAAACCTATACAATCAACGTTGAATAATCTTGATGTAGCGGAGTAAGTTTCTGAAGGTGCAGGTCTAGTTCTATCATAAGGATCTACCTGATATGTTTCAACTAATACGCTAGGAGAACCCAATCCTGCTCCAACCTCTGGTCGGGCACTATCACCAAACTTATGATTTGGTGCTTGTGACCTTATCAAACCTATCTGAGTTCCATTTATTTCAACTTTTACATCTTCAAATACAGAGAATGTACCAGAAGACATCTCTATCTCTACTAATTTGGGAACTATATCAGGAATTCCACTATCTAAGAAATGATAATGTCTTGTAAATGGTTTCAAACCACTTGTTGCAAACATAACATTTCTAGATCTCATAAATGGATCTGCTTCAGACTGAACTTTTGTACTTTCAACGTAATCACGTTCTTCAGCTGGTCCGACTAAAGTGTTAACAAATTCTCTTTCAATTCTTCTTGTAATTGTATTAATTGAACCTCTTCTAGTGATTGTCATATCACCTTTAGTTTCTTGACTAAAGTGATGAACGTGTCTTCTACCTGTCTCTCTATTAGATACAACATTTGAACTTTCAACCCATCTATTACCTGTAGATTCTGTTCTAAAATTATTAACGTAAATTGTTCTAGACCAATTATCAGATGGTGGATCTAATTTTACATTTCCAGAAAATACTAACACGTTAAATGGGTTAACATTAACAGCATCTGTTGCGTGTGGATTTTCAATCCAATCAACTTCTGTATATTTTAATGTAATTAAATCACCAGTTTTCTGACAATTTGGATCAAGTAGTTTCAAGTTTGAGTTTACATCAGCAGATGAAATATCAATTCCTGTGTCTAATGCAAGTTCTGGGTTCATTGACCAGAAATCGACTGCACTAATAAGTTCTTTATTAACTACATCAACATCACAACTAGAACCACCTTCTCTCTCAAAGTTTATAAATGATCTGTCTTTAAAATCATTTACTACAAAACCTGTCTTAAATCTATTCAAACCATCTTGGTCTCTAACTTGAAATGCTTTTGTATCTAATTCAAGTGCACTTAATGATGTTATAGTTTCTAGATTTTCAATTCGTTTTTCAAGTGCAGCGATATCACGCATTGTAAATCTACGATTATCTTTTAATCTTATTTGTGGTTCAGTGACTGGATCATAGAGATAAGGTGGTAAATCTATCTCTGCAATTTCCATTGTATCACTTACGTTAGATGGAGGAGCAGGATTTTCTGATGATTCTCCTTTGTAAACTTGAACATTACCATTCTTGTTGATAACCAACTTATCAATTCTACCAAGATAAAAACTAAAACCAAGTAATGAACTTTCATTTGGAGTTATTACAAATGGATTATCTGATTCAAATGATCTACTTGTAAATGCAAAAGGAGATTTACTACCAGATATAGTGAATGCATTTACTCTAGGACGATAATCAAGGATATCTGATGCACCTGTACCTCCTACAAATGGAATATCATTTGTATATCTCTCTTTTGTATATGAATTAACAGTGAATAAATCACCAGAGTTTCCACTTGCAACTTGATACTTATCAAATATAATTAATAACTTTTTAGATGGCACCGCTGATTTGGAATTTCTTACAATTCTAGAATAATCACAATATTGCTCTTTATGTCCTTTGTCTAATGTATAATTACTTGTTCTATCAACGTAATTACCTACAGTTACACCTTGCAATATAGTTTCAATTCCAGATTCTTTAAATTTAA